GTATTCGCGAGAACACAGGACTTGGTTCAAACAAAGATGAGATGGCTACGGGCTTGGAGATATTCAACAACCAAGTGATTGAGCCATATCAGGCAAAGATTAATTATAGCCTTGAGGAACTACTAAGCAATCAAATGCCGGGTGTAACGTTTGAGATTATACCAAACACACCACTTGCAATTGAGCAGGCAGAGGCGGTTGTAGATACAACAGGTGGTGCTACGGCCGATGTTGCTGCCACAGCCTTGAATGGTGCGCAGATTAGTTCACTCGTTGACATCGTCATGCAAAGTTCAGCAGGTGCTGTTCCTGTGTCGAGCGCAAAGGCAATCGTGCAAGCTGCATTCCCAACGCTACCTGCCACAACTATTGATGCAATCTTTGCAGATGTGGTTAGCGGTTCATTGCAACCGACTGAAGTCATTATGAATGACGAAAAAAAAAAAGATGATAGCACAGTAGGTGATGCGCTCATTGCATTAGGCGAAGACTGGAAAGAAGAGTGGTTGCTTATTGATGCCTACAACGCAGATGAAGAAATCGAACACGAATTTGCAGTGCGCACAGGAGCGGCACGACCTGCGGCAAAGAGCGAACAAGACGCGATTATCGATGGTAAATACTTTATTACACGTTATGTGTACGCAGGTAGTTTTACCCATGATAATATGCGCCCATTCTGCAAGAAGATGGTGGAAGCAGGTAAGCTTTACCGCAAAGAAGACATCGTGTCGATGGAAAATGTAGCGGTCAATCCCGGATGGGGACCAGAGGGTGCAGACACATATGACATTTGGTTCTACAAAGGTGGTGGTAACTGCCGACACTTTTGGGAGAAGCGTGTGTATGTAGATGCGAAAGGCGCAAAGATTAATCCGAACGACCCTGATGCAAAGAGAATAGCTGTTGCACTCGCTGAACGCATGGGCTATAAGGTGCGTAACAATGCACTCGTTGCAAAGCTTCCTGAAGACATGCCCCATCGTGGCTTTCTTCCAACAAATCCTATTTACGGCAATCAATAATTACAACTATGGCAGAGGTACTACTAATATCAGAGAACTACATCAAAAAATACACAGCCGTAAATGGTAGTGTTGACCCTAACTTGCTTTATCCATCAGTCTATTTGGCGCAGGATAAATGGCTGCTTCCCTTTTTCGGAACTAATCTGCTGAACAAGATTAAGGATGATGTAGCCAACAACACAATCGCAGGCAACTATCAAGTATTACTTGAGGATTACATTCAAAAGTGCCTATTGTGGTGGGTTATGGTGGATGTTACACCTAACCTGTGCTATCGCATGGACAACGGCACGCTCGTGCAACGCCAAAGCGAAGACACTATACCTGTTTCGGATGTGGTCATGAAGGACATGATAGATCGCGCAAGGCAGAATGCTGAACACTACACCACATTGCTTGTCGATTACCTGTGCGCTAACTCAAGTTTGTTTCCTGAATACTCAACAAGCACTTGGCCTGAGCGTTCACCACGCACGGATGTGACCAACACGCTAAACTACCAGTTCAGCACTGGCAACACATCAACTTCATTTCGTCCTACCTACTCGCGTAACATCATTAATCGTATACCATGAGTGATAAGAAGACCTTGAAACAAGATTACACCGAGCGTTTGCGCAAATATGAGCGCGAGCTGCAACTAAAACTCAGAACCAATGCCAAACAAGAAGGAACAACCACAGGAAAAAAGTAACACGTTGAAATCACTGCGCTACAAGTTGCAGTTGATAGATGGGCTGTGGTCAATACCACTTGCCTTTTTAGTGTTTGCACTATCAGGCACGATGTCCGTTGCCTATTTTAACGATGCAATCATTAGCACCGAATACATCCAGTATATTGTATTGGCTGCACTTGTTATGGTCTTTGCAAACTTCGTCGTTTTTTTGGGCATCAGATTCAATTTTCGGGCATTGCAACGCGAGATATACAACAAGGAAGTCAAGTATGAAATAAACACCTATCTAACGACATGGCAAAAGGTTGTGTTATACCTGCTCTTATATGCATTCTACTTTGCTGCCTACCTGTACATCTTACACATGCTGATGACGGTTACTGCGTAAGGTCAACCGCTGCATCATTCGTAGGGGTAAGAGAAAAGGGTGGCAATAACATGGGCTTTAATGATAGAGCCTTGCTTGTGCTTATGAAGCAACAAGGTTGGAAGCCCGGCTATGCATGGTGCAGTTTCTTTGTTATGGCTATGCTTGACGAGTGCGGCATACCTCACACCATCACAGGTTGGTCACCGACCGCATACAACCGCAATGATGTCATTTACACGGATGGTAAATTTGTGAAGTCGTTTAGTGATAGTGATGCACTGGTGATGACATTAAGCTACAATTCATTTAAGGGCAAGAGATACAAGGGCATTGGTCACACGGGCATAGTTGATAAGGTAGCAAAGTATTCAGTGCGTACCATCGAAGGTAATACCAATGAGCAGGGCATGCGCGATAGTCGTACACGCGATGGAGTGTACTATAAGATTCGTCCACTATCTAAAAATCTACACATAACGCGATGGAAGAAAACAAGCTAAGAAGCACGGTACTAATCGCAGCGGTTGCAGCGGTTGTGCTAATCATGATTATTGTTGGTGTGAAGTCATGCAAAGAGAAGGAAGACCCTGCTATTGATAGGCTGCGTTCTATCAATGATTCACTCTATGATGTGATTGAGCAGAACAATCAAAAGACCGATTCACTATTCATCAAGATTGATTCTCTCAACATCCATCAAGACACCATCATCCAGAATCAGCAAATAACAAATGAAATTTACCGCAATGAAACTTACAACATTCTTTCTTCTACTCCTTCTAATGCCACTGCTCAGTTTCGCGCAACGCTCAAAAAGTCGGACTCCCTACTCAAAGCAGGATTTTACACCCGAACTTACAACTTACGATCTGCAACTTTTCAATCTCAACTACAATAGCATGATGTATTGGTACGGCACGGCTATGGAAATCGATAGCTTGTACCAACTTGAAAGATTAAAAACTACTTATTACGCTAAAATCACAGGCATTCAGGCGCAGAGTTATGAAACACTTGCTGAAATCTACGCCAACAAGCAGGCTATTGAAAAGGCTATTGCAACTGAGAAAGATGCGGAAATCAAACAGTTGAAACAACGCAACAGGCGGTTAATAATTACTAACACAGCCCTCACTTTAGGTATCACAGCGGTAGCAGTTTCTACTATATATTTTACAATCTTTTAGACATGACTTTTGAACCGAGGGATTTAATCACAATAATTGGTGGAGCGGTGTCACTCACTGGCTTGTATTACGCATTGAAGCGCGATGTGGTGAAAGTATCAAGTGCATTAGGCAAAGTCGAATCATATCACAAAAGAGAAGTTACTATGCTATCCGAATCAATCAAAGATACCAAGGATGAGTTCAACACCAAACTCAACACCATGAAAGAAGAACAAAACAAAGCCATTGATAAGCTTGAAAAAAAGATTGATGTGATTGCTTCACAAAACTTGAGCATCAGCACCAATCTTGCGGAGTTAGCCGGGTACATCCGTGGCACTAAATAACACAACATGCAAGGTCAACATGCGGAAATCTACAAAGAGATACATGTAGGCACAGGAACAATAGCAGACCGCATCCGTGCGGCTATGGTGAAGCATGGCATCACAATGCAATACAGGTCATTTGAGCGATTGTATTATGCATGGCGCAAGTATCATAGCTTGAAACAAAATGAGCCCGTTAAAACGCAGCCTAAAGGTAACCTGTCTAAGTTATCTGCCGACCTTAATCAGTTCAACAGTCTTCTTGCAGAGTTAGCACCTGAGACAAGTAACCCACTCGACCTTCCACCATCGCAGGAGAGCGACTACAAACCGTTCAAACTACCGACAAATCACAACGACATCCTGCTCTTGTCGGATATTCATGTGCCGTATCACAACATTCAAGCACTAACACTTGCGCTCAAGTATGGACTGGAGCATGAGGTAAATACTATCCTGCTCAATGGTGACATCATAGACTTCTATGCTATTAGCAGATTTGAAAAAGACCCACGCAAACGCAACTTCGGGCATGAGGTATTGATGACAAGACAATTCTTGGCAACTCTACGCAAGTTATTTCCAAGTGCCGCGATCTATTACAAGTGTGGTAACCACGATGTGCGTTATGACCACTACATAATGCGCAATGCGCCCGACCTGTTGGGTATGGATGAGTTCAACTTTGAATCATTGATGAAGCTTGACGAGTTAAACATCACGTTTATTCCCGATAAGCAGATAATCCATGCCGGTAACTTGACCATTTTGCACGGGCATGAACTGGGCGCATCGGTATTCAGTCCTGTAAACATCGCACGGGGTTTGTTCTTGCGTGCCAAGTCCGATGCATTGTGCGGTCACCATCACCAAGCAAGTGAACATAGCGAGCCAAACATCAAAGGAAAGCTTACAACTTGCTGGAGTGTGGCGTGCCTATGCGAGTTGCATCCTGACTACATGCCCATCAACAAGCATCATCACGGGTTTGCACACGTTCGTGTGATGGACACGGGCGAGTTTGAAGTGAGCAACTACCGAATAGTCAATGGAAAGATTCGTTAAAGAAAAAGCCCCCACCGTTGTGAGGGCTTGTTCAATCAATAACGAAAAACAATGATGCGTATTATCACATAACCGTTGCAAATATAGAACTATTCTTCAAGCAAGCCTTCGGTTATTTCACCGAACTTATCGTATAGTTCAGCAATCTTACCTTTCACATCCTCAACGTGTTCACCATACTTGTATTCATCGCGCATCAAATTCATAATGTCTTTAAGCGCATCCTTATAGCGTGCAGCGTTCAGCGTGTAGTCGTATGCTACTTGGTCTTCGGGTAGATTAAATGTTAGTGTTAGTGTCGCTGTCATTGTGTTTGGTTTTAATTGTTTCGGTTATTCCTGAGTTAGCGGAAATTTTCTTCCGTATCTTTAATATAAGTTTCTAAGAAAGTTTGAAGTTCTGCTCTGCTAATATACTCTGGGTATCCTTTAGCGACTTTTCTATCTAAAAAATGATGTAGTGATTTCAAACTTTCTTTTAATCCTAATACAATACCATCATTTACACAAGCACGAAAACTATCCGCTAACAAAGTATTAGCGTTATTGCCGTTTTGCTCTTCATTTGAGTTTTGTGTCATATTGTTTGGTTTTAATTGTTTCGGTTATTCCTGAGTTATACGCTATTTTTTATTGACACCTTTCCAATATCCATCAGCGTAAGAAACGGATATAAGTGAAAGTAGTAGCCAAAACATCAGCCAACTACCACCAAACACTTTGAATATTAAGAATATCACAACCAACTGTATAGCGTTAAAAATACAGCGTATAACAGCACCTACCAAAAAGGCGGGGCTTTGTGCTTCGTTAGACTTTTGTGTCATTGTGCTTGTCGAATAAAAAGTTCTTGTTTGATTCTTATTAGTGTTCTATTGATGTAATCCTTCTCCGATGGTGTTTTACCAACCATGCCCAGGTACTTGTGGCGAAGCAGCCGCAGCTCGTCATTGGTTAGGCTCATCATTTCTTTTCGCTTCATACTTTGTCAATTTTAGTAGTTCGTTCTTAACGTGGTGGTAGTATGCTTTCACGCTGTAGTATTCACCAGTGCCTTCAAAGTCCTGCATAATCTCATCAGGTGCGTTGCTTATTGCCTCATCGACACAATAGAGCGCAGCGTTAACTGCTTTGAGATGCACCATTGCAAGTTGCCCTAACTGCTCACCGCCTTCAACAATGTCAAAAGAGTTGGAGTACAGTTGCCATGCTTTGTCTTTTGCTTTCATAATTAG